TTTGAGACGTGTACCTTTAAATCATATTTATTCCCCATTGGCCTGCCCGTGTCCTGTTTCTACGAAAGTCAAGTTTATGACGACACATTACGCTGGCCTTTCTTGCACACAGAAAACCCGCCAAGTCAAGAGGCTTGGCGGGTATTTCTTTATTTTGTTTTATGAACTTACCAAACTTGCAATGACGTTACAGCTAAGATTGTTGCTCCACCATATTCCGTGTTTCCATCACTACGGGTATATGTCCACCACACGTCATAATCACCCGTAGGCAATTTGCAGCACTCACCTATTACCACTTTGCGATAACCAATAATTACCTTGTCATCTTGTTTGAGATTTGGAACGTCAATCCATTCACTCATAAACTATCTCCGCTTCATAGATTTTCGTGTGCCCATCAATTGCTTCATTAAGGCTAGCCTGTACTGGTGCGCCTAGTTCCATGGCCGCTATCTTGGAACGTAGTAGCCTGTTTTCTTCCTGAAGTGCTTTGATTTTGGCTTTGTACATGGGTTCTATATTTTTGAATCGTGCGTAGTCGCTCACGGTGTCTCCGGTCCATGCCCCGTAAGTATCCCTATATCGGCAACAAGCGGCCACGGTTCCAACGGCCTACCGGTCCAGGGTGTTTCGCTGGTGACACGTGCTAGTGACCAGTCGAGCCATTTGTTCCACCAGTCCGAGAATTCGGCGCGTGTGGATAGGCAGTTGCATGGCAATAAGCCTTTACAGGCTGGAAAGTTACAGGTGTTGTAGTGGGTTTCTCCGTCGGGTCCTGTGACTTTCCATACGTAGGGTGGTCCTTCTACTGCTTCCGTGAATCCGTGTTCATTTACCATTGGTGTTTACTTTCTTGCATTGGCTTTTGAGTGCTATGTGTTTTTCGCCTGAACACATGATTGTTAGGTTGTATTCGTGGATTGCTACGATTATCCAGTCTCCGTTGTGTTGGGACCATGTGACCATGTCTCCGATTGAGAAATCCATCATGCCCACACCCTGTGTTTGCCTACGGGCTTTGAATTTGAGAAGAACACGTAGAGTCCGCTGGTGACTATGAGTGATAGGGGTATGCAGAATAGGATTACGGCTATCATGGTTTTTCCTCCGGTTGTGCGTTGTGGCGCTTACTGGTAACACCAGTTTACACGAAAACAGGGCACATGCAACAGCATGTGCCCTGTTTTGTGAAAATCTATTTCCATGCAATCAGTGTGGCAATAAGTACGATTAGTGATGCTACGGCTACCCATGTGCCTACTTGTGCCCCTATGGATTTGCCCCGGTTGTCGCGCCATACTTCTAGACTGGTGAGCCGTTTGTCATGGTCACGTATGACCATATCCAATTTTTGGTCTATTAGGGCTAAGCGTGTGGTGTTACTCACGGGAACTTCCACCGATTCTTCCTGTGCATTGATAGGCGGGTTCACAGTGCTACACGCTTTCCGTTGGGCTTGATGGCCCATCCTGCCAGAATGACAAATAGGATACCCATGTACGTCTGCACGTCTCCGGGCACATCCACGTGTGCAACGGTCTCAATAACCCATGACAGCACACCAGCGGCCGCTACACCCCCGGTAGCGGCTGTGGTTACCGGGCCAATCTGCCTTTTATCTATTTCCATTTTCTAACTCCCCAGTCAGTTATCGTTTAAAGATTTCCAGTAGTGCTACCCGTGTTTGGGCTTTGTCGAAGTATACAAGGTGTGATTTGAATGCTGCACGTAGTACGCTTATTTGTCTGTCATTGTTGAATAGTAGCTTCTTTCCGTTGCCCATGTTTTCCGGAACGATGGTGAACACAATTTCGGTCTTTGGGCGTTTCTCTTGAATGTACCATGATTTACTGCCCCAGTCCCGCCACACACTGAATGTACCCTTTTTGGTTTCAAGGGTAAACACGTATTCAGCGGACGATGGTTTGATTTCCAACAGGTTATTGTTGTTGTCTTTGAATTCGTTGCCAATGGCGTAGGCAGCATATGTTGGGTCCGATTCATTAATGAATTCTCCAAATCGTGTGCGGTTTACCTGTGCTTTGAATTGTTCAGGGTCCGGGAAGTGGGCAACAACAAAGTGAGGGGAGTTTTTCCCGGCAAAACGCCTAATCCATTCTTCACCAACTTTTGGCTCAATTTCATATTTCAGAAAGTACGGGTTATCAATTGATACCGCGTTGGCTAGAAACCATGCCCGGGTTTTGTCTTTTGACCGGTCCACAGTGTTAAAAAAGTTGGTGAATACGCTTGCTTCATCGGGCAAGTAGTGTGTCATTCCTTTTTCAAGGATGAATTCGTCATAGATGATGTGGCGCACAAGCGGGAACGGCACGGATTTAAAAGTCTGCCCCTGTGACAGACACATGAAGTAACCAAGTGTGAACCACGGGCGTTTCTTTTCATCACGCAATCTTTTGTGTGAGTATTGCGCCACGTTTCCGGATACCTGAAAATCATAGTCCGGGAACTCCCCAAGAAAATCATTAAAGAATGAACCTTTAGCGGCCTTAAGTTCTTCCTTGTATCGGCGCAAGTAAATGAACTCGTGTCCTTTTTCAATGGCAGCTTTAACGCACTTTACCTTTTTTCCGTAGGTTTTTCCCACGCCACGCAAGCCCACAACGAAATTATATACACCATTCATTGAGTATATTTTGTCGAAGTTATAGTACGCGGATTTTTCAAAAGTTATGTTGCCCATTACAGGTAAACCCCGTTTGCAGCTAGCACGGGTACGGGGTCACGGGGGTTTCCCCATGGCGGTGCCCATGGATCAAACTGCACTCCGTCATAGCATTCAAAGTGGCAGTGAGTACCGAAAGCGTTACCGGAATGACCTTCTATAAACAGTTGGTGACCTACCGGGATTTCCTGCCCATCGAACACGTTCAGGGTTCCGGGGGTTCCGTGGGCATAGGTGAAGGTATAGGCACCATCAAAGGTGTGCCCCTTGACGTAAACCCCTGCGGACTGGTTACCGTTCATATCCCTAGCAACAGTGACCCGTAGGGCTGTGACAGCTAGCACAGGGTTTCCTACGTCTCCGGATGTGGAAGACAAGTCCACACCGTAATGGAAATCAAAGCTACGCGGCCCGTACGGGCTGGTAATCACTGCACCCGGTAGCGGGTGCGTCCAAAGCCCTATGGGCGGTGGCGGTGGTGGTTCTTCCGGGTCCGGTGGTGGCGGGGGTAATGGTCCCTTGGCAGGCATAAAGCGCCCACGCCCATCCGGGAACGCGGACACCTTTTGACCGTCTTTATAGTGAACACTTACGGAACCGCCCACGGTCTCTAGGTAACGGATTGTATTATAGTCAATGGCCATAGGATAAAGGGTAACAGAAATGCCCCGCCCATTTCGGACGGGGCATTAGTGCTTGCTTACACGTAATTAGGCTTGGCAATCCACACGGAACGCGGGTTACCGATTCCGAGTCCTGCACTGGTGCAAACCCAACCCATGGGTTGCCCTACGGCTGGTGCAGAATTTTCCAAGTTTTCATTCAGCACATGCCATCCCGTTGTAGTTTGGTCCGCTGCTGTGGCCGTCTGCCACGAGTTACCAATGACAACAGCATTGATAAGGCCTGTGTTTGCCGGGACAATGGGGTATTTGTTGGTGACATTCAAGGTACGGTTTCGACTGATGACACTGTCAAAGTCCTTATACCCCTGTACACCAACGAGCGTGTTGTAAATTTTGTTGTTATCAATGACCGTACCGGAGATGGCGTTATCAGCGGCCGCTGCGTTGTCAAGCGTAATTCCACGTCCTGCATTGTTACCATTAATACGGTTGTCGCTAATGACGTTGTTTATTGCCGTGGCGGTTACGTTGTTCACGCTGATAACAATGCCTGTGGACGTTTCAAAAGGTGTAGGGAATTCGATATTGTTGTTTGCAATGAGATTATTGCTTGGGTTATTCCCGGCAAGCGGTGCATTAACCCAAATACCAAACTTGGTGACACCCGTAAGTTTGTTACCACTTACATTGCATCCACGGCTATTGTTTAGCACAATTCCAGTTGGCATAACGCTGCCGGAATCAAAATGGTTTCCGGTAACAACAATGTTGTCACTGTTAACAACTTCAAGTGCACCCGTTGTGGGAATGCCACCCGCAACAAAGAATGTGTTATTGGAAACAATTCCGGAACCGCAGGAATCCATGCTGATTCCTCCGTAACAGTTTTGATTGGCAACAATAGTGTTACCGGACACCACAACGTTACGCGGCTTGATGGCACCATTCCGTGAAAGGGGGACAATGGCGAAACCGTTTAGGGCAACATCAATGCGGTTATTGGTGAATCGTGCATTATCCGCGTGGCTTCCGGCGCTTGTCACGGACCACACACCAAGCCCCGCGCCTTGCCCCGCCACCTGGGATGGAAGAATGCGGCAATTGTCTACTGTGAAGTTGTCTGCGTTTTCGGCACGTGCGCTTCCTTCAATGGTGCAGTAGCGAATTGTCATGTTCGCGGATTGACCTTGTGATCCGTGGATTGTGGCGTCTCCGGATACTGCGTTCTTTGCATAGCAGAATTGGACGGTTACACCCGTTGCACGGTTTCGGATGCAAACGCCTGTGAAGGGTGAGTTACCGTCAAGGATTATCCCGTCAATAATGGTGTTGGTTGCAGTGGTGGCAATTTCCACCAGTTCACCATTTGCCCTCTTTTTCAGGATGGCACCGTTATCACCCTTCAGCCGTGCGTTGGCAAGTGAAACGGTAAGCCCGGAAACCATATATGTTCCACGTGGAAAGAATACGTCTCGGTTGTTCGCTAGTGCTGTGTTGATTGCTGCACTGTCATCGGTTACACCATCACCAATAGCACCGTAATTCTTGATATTCACGTAGCCTGTGGCACTGAAAATCTTTGCATCAATTGCCAACTTGGCAGGGCTGGCATTGTTTCCAAGTAACGTGACAATTGCTGCGTCATTGAGCGGGGCAAGGCTCGCCTGAACATTTGCCATGAAAGCATCAAAGGATGCTTGCCATTCCCCCTTTTCAGTAGCAATGTCTGTAATGGCGTCCGCAACGATTCCGTTAATCGTGGCTTCAAAGGCTGTGTAAGCCGCTGTGGTGGCGGCTGTATAGGCTGCGTAGGCTGCGTTCTGTGCAGTGGTGAATGCCAGATCATTTGCTGTGTTAGTGGCTGTGAATGCGTCAAACTCCGCTTGCCACCCGTTTTTGGCGTTGGTCACTTCAAGTTCAGCGTTGGCAATGCCAGCCTGAAACTCTGCAATGGCGTTGTCAATGCCCGCATTGAATTCAGGCACAAGTGACGCATTAAGCCACAAACGCATTTTTTCGAGCTTTTCCAGAAACGTGATTCCGTCAGGATAGGTGAAGGGGGTTACACCCGAAATAGGCGTAACCGTGAAGGGGAACGGTTGTGCATTAGTAAAGACCATAATAAGGGAACTGCCTTCCGGAGTAGGAATCATTGGTGGCCCAAAGCAACATGAATAATTCTTGAAGTTCTGCAATTACCATCATATCCACATTAACGAGTGCTTGGCGTGCCTGAAGAATAAGCATCGGTGCGTGGCCTGTGTAACCCGTTTGGTTGTGTTCATTGTGGGATGTTTGCCCGGAGTCCTGAACATCCGTCGCTTCCGACGTGGCCGCACCATCGGAAATGTTGTCCTGCATGCTCGTTGCATAGTCAGCATCCGGCATCAACTGTGTCTGTGGCGTATCGGATGCCACAGCCCGGGACTTTGCCGCACTGGTGGAATTGTTGTTACTGGTGCCTGTACTGGTGCCCGTGGCTGTGGAGTCTGACAAGTCCTTAATGGAGACTGTGGAAAGCGGGTCCGCTTCCAACAAACCCAACACATAATGCTGATTGTACAGGGGCATTATCTCATTCATTTTACGGCGCATTGCAAAGCGCCACATTTCAATGGTTTCCTGCCCAATTTCTTGATTCCAAAAATGGTCAATGATTTTCTTGTTCAGGGGTTCCCGGTATGCTTCATCAAAAATGGGGTAGGTATCAAGCCCGATATTACCGCCTTCCATTTCAATAACGGCTTTCAAAGTTAAAGTAAAGTTGCCCATCAGAGTCCTTCGGCAAAGTTGGTGGTGGGTACTTGGTCCTGTACAGCAAAATCTACGGATACTTGAAGCGGTGTTCCGTCTTTGTATTTGAACATTTTGTTTATTTGGATGCATGCCAGCTTGCGGGCTTTCAATCCAATGTTCCGGGTGGATTCAACCTGTTCATCATTGGCGGATACTTCATCGGATACAAGGCGTTCTTTTTTGTCTTGGTTAGCGTTATTGATGCCAAGTAGCGTCATGCATTCATTCCACATTTTGGATTTGACAATCTGAAGGTTCAAAACGCCTTGCGGGTCCGTATTGAAATCAAGCGCTTGTACCTGTGTCACATCGAGCGCTGAAGTACCGTAAATCACTTCCACGCCTTCTTCAAACTGTCTATCAAGGTTTTGCCATGAAAGACGCTGGTTTTCATCAGCCACAATCACACGGGTTTTCCGGAGGTTCTTTGAATTGATTTTGAACGTCATATCCAGTTCAGCCAAGGAATCAGCATACAGCCGCACAATATCCAAATCCGGCATACGCTGTGAATTACCCCAAATCGGCACACACTCATTACCCAACAGGGTTGCATTGATTTGCTGATTACCCACCACACGGAACTGTGTAGGGTTGTCATACATGTTGGGGGCACCGATACCCACACCACGCAACGCTAAATGCCGGTCAAACTTTTTACTGAAAAAGAACACAGACAAAGCATTACGGAACAACGTGTTTTCAAGGAAACGTTCGTCAATGGAATTGGGTAGCCCACTCCACTTGTAACGGTTCACACACAATTCCGTGAGTACCCGCACATACATGCGTTCCCGCAACGATTTATAATCGTTGGTAGGGTTTGCCCTGAAACCTGTGGCATGCGGGGCATAATAGTTATCCCACACCAAATCACGTTTACGGGACATTAGATGTCCTCCTTATTCCGCACAACTTTACAGCCTAGGTAGTGGGAGAACAGCCCACCGTAATATTCAAACATGTTACATTCCTATCCCGGGAAGTGGGTCATTGTCCGCAATATCAATGTTGCCAATATCGCTAGGGTTTTTCCATACGGTAACACCCTTTTCAAAGATTCCCCTAATGGCTTGCTTGAACTGCTCCGGACACGCTGCCCCAGTAATGTACGTTTCCTTCAGCTTCCAATAGGTGAATTTTTCCATCACCATAAAGGATGCTGGCATGTGGGAAAACATGTTAATGGCATACCCATACCTAAGCCAATACTCCCCAATGCGCGCAATCACTCCGGACTGTGGCAACTTGATTTTTATATCCACACCCCATTTATAGGTTGCCAAGAGTGCAGCGTCCCCGCCCACCTGCCCACTACTCGTTGGCTGTGTCAGCTTGGCATCCTGCACGCGGGCATTGATACCGGCAATGGAGTTCTGATAATCACCATTTGCGGACCAGTCAGCAAGGCTACGGTTTGAGTCCCTAATGTATGCCGCCTGTTCATTGCTCCGGTTGGTGGAACCTGCCATCTGCCCCGTCTGAATTCCAAGGCTCTCGTTGGCTTGGTGTACATCCATGGCATAGGTAAGCCCCGTATTGACCATGGAACTAGCCGCACCAACAATGCCCAATGGTGAGTCCCCAACGCGCCCAACAGCATTGATACCGTTTACCATGGCCCGTGCCCCGGACATTTGGTTGGCAAGGTTTGTGGATGACTTGGCGGCATCAATACCAATATTGGTAAGGTCAGCCGCCGTACCAATTCCCGCTGAAGCTTGGTCATAGCTCGTGGCGTTACCCTGCAAAACCTTTTGCTGTGACCATTCCGCGCTTGAATGCTGGAATGCAACACTGTTGGCATTGGACGCCATGAACTGCATGTAACCGTTATTGACAACAGAGAAAGTTGGGAAGTTGGCAATAAGTGTTGCCATATCCAAGAATTCTCCACCATCATTCAAAACGCCCGTGCCGTCTGTTACTTCAGGGCTACGGCTTGTGGCGTTGTAACGGTACGGGTAGAAACTTACCCGGGCGTTGGGCGGGGCAAAGTGTGGGAGTTCCACCACTGTTGCGTTATCGTCCTGCCAGCATTCCGGCTTCAGGACCAGCGGGGTTCCTGTGTAGGACGTCATTTCAATGACCATGTAAGGGAACGTGAAAAACTTTTTCAGGTTCACATATCGGCTATGAAAAACAATTGAATCCCGCCAATTGTTACCCAACGCAGTTGAAACCGTGGTGAGTTTTCCTTGTTCAATTTGGTCAATTGGCACTCCGTTAATGACCTTGGACGTAAGCGCCACACCATAACGGGCCATCCGTGGCACTGCCTGAATAGACATGATGCCTTGCGTAACCCATGGCTTATCTTTCATGGTTTCCATGTACAGCTTGAAGTGGTCAAGACTGTTGAAAAGGTAAATCTCTGCCCCGTTGGGCAGGTACTCCATGCGGGAACCTGTGGCGCTGGTAAGAATCGGTGCATCTACGGTGCCCGGGTCGCTGTCAAGTGATGTGGATGATGTGACCATGATGGAGTAATCCGGCATTCCGAGTGAATGGGTCCGGGCACTGCCAATGGAAAGCTTGTATTGTTTTTCAATGGCGTATTCCGAACCAACGTCCAGACCTTCAGGCACGGTCAAATAGTCTTTACCGTAGTTACTGAACTGTGCAGCGTTGGCAATACCAATGTGCCCTTGTTCAATGTAGCAATTGCCAAAGGAAATTCCGTAACCAAACGTCTGCCACACATCCAACTGAACATACAGTTCCGTTGTGGATGGATTCACATAATTAACATCCGTGATGAAATAATAAAATGATCGTGCTTCATCACCCAAGATGGGCTGTATCGGGTTATGTGCCCGTACATAGTTGTATTTGTATGCAGCATTGAACGGGATGTTTACCCGGATGGGCCTTCCCACTTTTGCGTAACTCATTTTGTCAATATTGATTTTCGGACTTGGTGAATCATCAATATATGCGTCTAAGGCGGCTTGGTTGTCAAACCGCACAATGTCCCGATAGTCCGAGTTCCACGGAACATTGCACAGCGTTACCACAGTGCCAGCGGTCCACAGTGCATAGTTGAATTCGAGACCAAAATTTTTGTCTGTTGGCAAATCGTGAATAGCGTTACTCATTTAATGAACCCCAGTTCCATAACTTTTACGAAAGCTTGATTAATAATCCATGCGGCATAGCAAATAAAAATCACGCTGCCAACGGACAAAGCCGTTAGCAGCGTGATAAATAGTTTAATCATGCCACAACACTAGCACGCTTAGTTCAGGTCCGGGATACCTGAAATATCATCACCAGCGGCATTAGCCCAAATGTAATACCCGGACTTGGTTTTATACCATGCATTATTACCATCGTTGTAAGGGTCTTCACCCGCAACATGCCCAACAACGGAAATGGTAGCACCCTGTGCAATTCCTTCCGCGTATCCCGGGGCAAGGTTATCTCCCCTACGCGGTTCAGTGCGAACCCATGCCACAGGTTCCGTAACCACACGGAAAGCCATTTGCTGATTAAGGTAAATGGCGGGATTCACAGCACCGTAGGTTGGTGAATTCAAGTCATAGCCCGGAGGATACATGCTGAAGTGCAAATGTGCCCCCATGGTGTTTCCCGTTTCTCCGGTATAACCAATAAGCTGCCCCTGTTTCACAGTCTGCCCATTATCAATGACCGTTTCCCGCAAATGCCCGTAAACAGAATCGGGGGCATTATCGCCATGGTCCAAAACAATACGGATGCCAGCGCCCGGAACCAACCAATGCGGGTCATTACGATAATCACCGGATGCCCATCCTTCCACTTCCACGACACCATCAGCCACAGCCACAACAGGCGTACCTTCCGGAACGCCGTAGTCATCACCATTGTGACCCCCCGGGCCATTGTTTCCGTTGTTCGGGTTAGCTCCGAAACCCTGTGTCACAGGGGCACCATCAAACAAAGGATGAATATACGTTGTCATGATTTAAACTCCCAAATTATTATGTGAATGAAGAAAGCCCCCGGCATGTTGCCGGGGGCTTTCCCTAGTGCGCCACAAGCACTAATGCAAATGCT